TGCTCGGCGTCTTTGCTGTAGGCGCGGTACAAGACATAGTCCAGCAACGCATTGGCAAAACTATCATCAATGCGAATAGTCTCAGCGGTTGCTGTGTTTGTCAGTTGTGACTCGCTCAGAGTGTGAGGAGTCGGAATCTGTGCGTATGCGACCTCAAGTCTAGCTGCCGTAGTAGCGGGTGGGTAGACGAGGAATTCTCGCGGCTGGCGTGGGTCAAACATGTACTCCTCGATGCTGACCGTAGGAGTATCTGCGTACCAGCCTTTACGCTGGTCATCAAGCGTGCGCCTATTGACTAAGCGGACACCGTATTTATTCGATGTGGGGGCGGTGTTGCGAACCACAGACACCAAGCGTGATGCGTTGGGGAACGTGGTCGTCAACACTTGGCGTGGGCCCGCGACGCAAGTGAACTCACCAGTCAATGTGTTTGAATCTGGGCGCAAGTTCAGAACGTCACGGTATCCGTCGTTCAGCCAGTACTGCAGTTCGGTAACGGTCCACCGCACAGAGTCTTCGTCCTGCAAGAGCGTTCGCGCTCGCACAATCAGATCAACAACTTTTACGGTGGCCATGAATTACCTCACTGTTCGGGGGCGACTGGTGTAGATTCTACAGCAGCGTCAGCTTCTGTGGTAGTTTCGGCGGCTTTTGGTTTACGAGCGCGAGGAGCCTTGCCTTCAGCAGCTACTTCGTTGGAATGCTGATTGGCCAGTGTTTGACCTTGTTCGGTCAGGGCCCAGTCAGTGTCTTCCATGCGTGCGATCACGACGATTTCGCCGTTGATTACTGCGCGGATTTTGTGGCCAAGAACTTCGCCACCGATACGTTCCATCAACTCAAGTGCGTTCATGTGTACTCCTAAATGTAAAAAGGGGCCCCGGAGGGCCCCTTTACTGTACCACCAATTAGCTGGCGGAGCCCACTTGGGCAACCACCAAGGCTTGGGGTTTGACGACCTTGCGGCCATACACAGCCAAACCACGGACGATGTCGCCGAAGTCAGTCTGGTTACGCAGAGGTTCAGTCTTGTTGATGGTCATGGCGAAAGACGTAGCAGCCTTTGTACCAGCGATCATCGTACGACGAGCCTTGGCGTTGGACACGGAACCACCTGTGGAGGTAGCAGACAAGCCAGCAACCAGAGCCTTACCAGCTTCGCCTTTTGGCAGCAAGTTCGACACGTAGACGCTGAAGCGGTCCAACATACCGATCTTGCCGGTACGGATGGTGCTCGACTGGTCGCCAGTGAAGTACGCCTGAGCGATGCTGGATTGCATCAACAGGTGACGGTCGTAGGGCGTCAAGATCAAGAAGCGGCCATCTTCGGGCACGTTCTGCTCGTCCAACACTGTGGACATGCGCAGGATAGCCTTCAGGACGTTTTCAGGGGTGGCTTGGTCGATAGGAGCAGTGTCTGTGCCCAAGTTGTAGGCAGCAGAAATAGCACCAGCGGTAGCGCCTTCGTTAGCAGCGGCAGGGCCTTCGGTCACGAAGCTGTTGAAGAACACTTCGTTTTCAATGGCGATCTTCAACTGCTTGGCAGCGTCTTCGGTGAACATGTTCATCAAGTTCATGTCGGACTGATAGGCCAACACGTCGTTGACTTGCACGCCAAAGTACTTACCCTTGTTGACTTGCATGTCTTGGAAGCTGGGAGTAGGAACTTCGTAAGACAAGTTCTGGCCAACAGTGTAGTCAGAGATGCTGATCGAAGGAGCCAAACGGATACGCACGGTATCGCCTTGGTTCTTCAACTCGCCTTCGTAGTCAGTGTTAGTGACTTCAGACAACATGGTGTTCTGATAGAACTTGGCCAACAGCTTGCCAGACCACAGGGTGGGGATGAAAGCGCCGGAGTAAGAAGGGTTGGTGTCAAATGCACCAGAGCCCGTGACGGGATAAACAGCAGCCATGATGGCCTCCTATAAAATTAAACAGGTTGGGAAGATACTTTGCCCACGGATTACGCTGTTACGCGACCTTCCATGAACGCTGCATCAATTTCAGCTTCAAGTTTCCTTGCCTCTTCGACACGCCCCTTGACACCCAGATCAGTAGCCTTGCGGAACATTTTTTCAATGTCGGCATTGGTATAAATCTTACCTTTTTGAGAGGTAGGAGGTGCGCTGGTAGCGCTACGATTCGGCTGAATTTGACGCTCAAGCTCTTCGGTTTTGTCGGCAGCGGGCTCTACGGGTTTGATGCTCTGCTTGAACAACGAAACGTAGTGTGCTACTCCTTCAGCGTCGCCTCGGTTGAACGCTTGTTGTGCAACAGAAGCACGTGGGGCTCGTAGCAGCGGGTCAACTTCGTTGAGCCAAGCGATCCACTTGGGATCAGCGTTGACTGCTTCAAAGTCCGGCACCATACGGTACAGGCGCTGCTCAAAGCTGGCTTCGGACACTTGGGTACCGGTGGTGGTCAACTGCTCACGCAGTTTCTCATTCTCGGCACGCATGGCCTCTAGCTCGCCACGGAATTCTGCTGCCACTTCGCGGGCAACTTTGCGCTGGACTTCAATCAAGTCCGAACCAAATGCTTCAACATCAGCATCAGTCACCAACTTCTCAGCAACTGCTGGCTTTGCTGGCTCAACCGGCTTGGTCTCTGCGGCTTTGCGGAGGTTATCCACTTGGGCCTTGAGGTCACGCAGGTCTGCATGCAAACGAGGAACTTCGGCGTCGTACATGCCCTTGAGGGTTTTGTACTTCTGCTCCCATTTCTCTTCAGCAACGACTGGTTCAGTCGGTGTCGGCGTTGGCTCAACAGGCTTTGGCTCCGTGGGCGCGGGCTGTGGGTCTTGGGGAGGCTCTGCTGGGGTAGGCGTTGGCTCTGCAGGTGCAGGGTTGTTCGCTTCGGTCAGCTGCTTTTCCAGTGCTTCCAGTTCACGTAACTGAGCTTCTACTTGTTTTGGCAATGCCATTTCAATTTTCCTTTTAGCTCCAACTCTGCTTCAGGCTCCTACTGCGGTCTGCCGTTCACATAATGGTTTGCTTCGGATTACAAAAATCGGATCATCTGATCCGGTCGAAGACCTCTTGCGATTTCTCAACCGCTTCGAGGAAATCTGATAAGACCTCAGCCCGACCTTGTAGACGGTGAATCCTGACCGGGTCATCTGCGGCGATCAAAGAGGTTTTAGTCTCTTCAAGTTTCGCGGCAAACAACGCGAGGAGGGCTTCACTGTCAGGCAGCTTACAACGCATTAGTGCTTGTATCTGCTGCCGGTCAGGCTTTTGGCCTACAAAAATCTTCATGTGTGGATTCTATACAACAAATTCACAAAAAGTCAAACACCGTTAGGGCGTGGTGACATCATATTTCCTTCACGGCCACCAACTTGGCTACCGTCAGGCAACATATTCTTTGGTGCAGGGCCCTGCGTCATGCCCGGAGCACCGCCGCCTTGGAGTTCGTTGGCGATCATGGCCAACTGCTCTTGGAGCTGCGCGTTTTGCTGCTGCAGAGTCTGCATAGCTGTCAGCGTTGGGCGATCAGGGACGATACGGTTGACGTTGCCACTCAGGTTACGAGCCTGCTCACGCAGCAGTTCTGCTGCACCATCCATACCAACGATCTGCTGAGCAACTGGGCTGTTGAGCACAATCTGCAAGAACTCGTTGCGGCGGACAGCTTCAGCTTCCTTGACCACCAAGCTAGTAGCACCCTTGGCCACAGTCTTGACGTCGCCGATCAGATCGGGGTCTTTGCTGTAACGCAGGTTGTCCTGATACAAGCGCTCGATGGAGGGCACAATGACATTGCGGTCAATGTTGCTGATAACCTGCTTGATACCCTTGCCAGCGTTGGAGATCAACATGGACAAGCCAGACGACGTACGGCCAGCGCCACCAGACGGGTCGCCAGTCATGTAACGTGGGATCATGGTGTCTTCATCAGCGCGGGCGCTGAACTTCTCAAACACAGCCATGAGTTCCTGAGCATTGCTACCGGGCTGGAAGAACGTCAGAGGCTGCGAGCCGTCGTTGAACTCCGAGCTCTGGAACTGCCAGATTTTCCAAGGGTACATTTCAGTGATGTCTTCGCCCGGTGGCAGGCGCGATACGTTGACACCAACCTGTGGGCCAGAGCTGATACCCATGTTGTTTGCCAAGCTACGAGCTGCAGCGTTCACCATGTTCTGTGAGTCACGGCACAAATCAGTCACGCCCTTGCCTGCAACAGAACCGGGCACTTTTTCGTACGAGGTAACGTAGTATGGCTTGCGGCCCAGCGGGTCGTAGTTCAACACAGCGCGGATCACAGTCGAGCCGACCAGCCACACCTCGCATGGGTAGCTCATGTCAGGATCAGGAATCTCTTTCTTGGACAGGCCCCAGCTCAGCAAGTCGCTGCCTTTGACGCTGTCCCACATCTGCAGGGCGTCGATCAGGTCTGTCGTGAAGATAGTCTGTGTAGTGTCTTTGCCTTCGGCGGTAGCCTGAGCACTGTCAGTCCACAGCCACTCGTTCAAGTTACCCAAGTCAAAGTTGTTGAGCACCGAGCGGATGGCGTCGTCGTTGTACCCGGGCACACCCATCAGGGCTTGCAGGTCTTCACGAGTCATGCGGTGACGCTCAACGATGAAGCCGTCTTGAATGTCCGAGGCCCATGGAGCCCAGTAAATCATGAACGGATCAACACGTTCCCACTCGTTACGAATCTCTTCTGAGGGCACCAGCTGGCCGTTCTGCCAAGCCATGGTCTTGCGCTTGCGTTTAATTGGGCCCTTGAGCACAGCGTACGGGAATGTAACGATGTCATCCAAAAACGCATTCAAAGCGTCAGTCCAGTTACCCTCGATGAGCTGGTCCTCCATCTTGAGTTCCATGCGGTCAACGCGCTCGTTGGCTTCTTCGCGCAGACGGCGCATCGCTGCGTCTTTCATCTGGGCTGCGATTTCACGCAACTGTGTGGGGTCTGGAGTGGCAACACCCTGCTCCATCATGGCCTGCAACTGCTGCTGCATGTTGGCCATCAACTCCTGAAT